AACCAAAAAATAAGATAATTTTTTTCATAAATATTTTCTGGGGTCAATTGATTTTGAACCATAAAAATTGCCATATCTCCAACTGCTTTTGAAGAAGGCGTAACTTTAATGATATCACCCAGCATATCATTAACAGTACTATACATTTCCTTAACTTCTTCAAATTGATGGCCTAAACCAAAACTTTCAACTTGAGGTTTTAAATTAGAATACTGACCACCTGGTATTTCATATTTATAGATTTCAGCACTATAATGAATCAAAGAAGGTTTGCAAGGAAACGAGCAATAAAAAATATGTTTAAAGTTTTATTAATCGGCTTTATAGTGCTTTGTGGATTTTCATTCTTGAAATAAGTTCAGTCGCAGAAAATCATTTTTGAGAAAAAATTTGAGGGAGAATAAAAAATATATGAACGAAAAAGATATAGAAAAAATTGCGGATAAAGTCGCAGAAAGATTAATGCAAATAAGTAAAACAGATAAATATAAAGAAACTGAAGCAATGCTTCGAGCTTATCCAAATTATAAAAGAATTATTGAAAAGAATAACGAACGTATAAACGAGATATTAAAGACTGGATTAGGAAATATAAAAAAGGTAAGACCTGTTGAAAATGTTCAAGGGGGTTTGAAAAAGTATGAGGGCATTCCAGAGATAGAGCTAGAACGGATAGAACATTTAAAGTTTGAGAATGCAAAACTTGAAAAAAGAATTATCAGAGTAGATAATGCTTTGGAAGGAATCAAAAACGATGGGTATTATGATATTATAATTCTTAGGTATTTTAAGGAATGGACTATTGATGAAATAGCTGAAGATTTTGAAGTTGATAGGAGAACGATAGGGAGAAATAGAACAAGACTGATTAAGAAATTACAGTACAGTTTATTCCCTGAGGTTTTATTAGATTAGGGACTTGACAAAAATGTCCCATTGGTGTCCCAAACGTGGTATTTACATATCCCATTTATATGATATAATATGTTATATTGGAATTTTTGGAAATTAATGATTAACATTAATAGTCGATGAATTTGATCAGCTATATTAGAAATTAAGACAGTTTAAAAGCTGTCTTTTTTTGTTACAGAAGGAGGTGGTAGCATTGAA